CACCGCCGGGCTGGAGGTCACAAAAGACCTGCGCGACGCCGACGCGCGCCTCATTGCCAGCAGCATCAACCAGCTCATCAAGTGGGTNTGCGAGCTTAATTTTGGCGACGTGCCAACGCCNGTTTTTTCTTTNTGGGATCANAANGAGCAGGACGANCTNCAGGCCACCCGCGACAAAAGCAACTACNACGCNGGCGCNCGTTTTACCAANGCCTACTGGATGCGCGGCTACGGCTATCAGGATGGCGACTTGCAGCCCGAGCCTGTCGCCCCCGCAGTATTGGGGTCGGATCCCAATAGCCGAAGGCTTTTGGGCTCTGACCCCAATACTGCCGCCTTCGCCGACCAACCCCCATCCGAGCCCGACGAAATCGATGCCCTGATCGACGCCGAACTGGCCCAATGGCAGCCCGCCATGGCGCCCATGGTGGACCCGATCCGCAAGCTGTTGGCCGACGCCGCCGCGCGCGGGCAAACAGCCGCCGAACTGCTGGCGCGCCTGCCCGATCTGCTGGCGCAGCTCGATGCCGATCCGCTGGCGGACTCACTGACCCGCGCCGCCTTCNCNGCGCGCCTGGNCGCCGANGCCGGGCTGGATGATCCAAGTGCCACAGTCGCCAAAACAGCAAACGACTCGGGCAGCTCAAATGTGTAAGTGTTACTTAAAAGGAGTTTGATGATGTCTGCATTTATTGATGTTTTAAGCGGCGATCAAAAAATACGCCCGCAAGCNNTNGTGCTGCTCGACCCCGCTACCGGCCAGCCCTACGCGGGTGGCGGGTTGCAAGTGCCGGACTCCACCGGCGCGCTTTTTAACCCCGACGCCTGCAGCCATGTGTACGGTTTCACCGGCGGTGATCTGACCACAGACACAGCCACAGACGGCGTCGGAACCTGGGTGAAAACCTTTGGCTACACCGGCGGTTTGTTGACCAGCGAAACCAAGTGGGTGAAGCAATGAGCGGCCTCAATCTAGCGCAACTCACCGCGCACGGCTTTATAAAAAGCGCCTACAACTTATTCGACAAAGCCAACCCGCGCAGTGTGTGTTTCGTTAAAACCGGGGCCAATACGCTGGCTTTAAAGGCTGGCACCACGGTGGCTGTTGCTGGCCGCATGAAAGCGTTCCCGGCGCAGACAAATGTGCTTATGCCAGCCCTGGTGGCCGGCACGGATTACACCATCTATGCCTGTGGCGACGCCACACTGCGAGCCGATGCCTCGCAAACAGCGCCTGCGGGCTACACGGTGGCCAACAGCCGCGCCATTGGCGGCTTTCACTACGGGCTGGTGCCGGCGGGTGAAACCCTGGTGGGCGGCCTGTTTAACACCGTCGGCAATGTAACAACCGGCGGTATGGTTTGGACCCAGGCCGACGTGGATGCCATTGCCGGCATCAATGCGTTTAGCCTGTGGGACTTGCGCTGGCGCCCAGCCTGTAGCCCGCGCGGCATGGCCTACCAGCCAGGCGGCTTCTGGGCCGATATTTATCTGTGCAACACCGATGTGGATGCCCTGGGCACCAGCGCCTACAACGCGCCTGTGGCCAGTGGCACCGTGTTACCCAAGGTTCCCGCTGCGTTTGGCGGCAACGGCGTTGTGACCTATGCTAATTGCAATTGGTGGACGTCCTCCGAGCTGGCCGCCAGCCAAGGCAAACGCCTGTTCACCGAGGTCGAGTTTATACAGGCCGCATTTGGCGTAACTGAGGCGCAGGCACTGGGCGGCGCCAGTGTCACCATCCCATCCACATTGCGCCAGCCTGGATACACCAGCAAAACAGGATGCGAACAAATGACAGGGAACCATTGGATTTGGAGCATGGACAGCAATGGCCGCGATGATGGCTCGACGACCTATTCCTGGAAAAACACCACCACTGGCCGCGGCCAGGTCTATGCACTCGGCACCTACGGTATCACGCGGCAATTACTGGGTGGCNACCGCAGCGCCGGCTCGATGTGCGGCTCTCGGGCGTCCAGCTGGAGCGTCTATCCGTGGGGCTCGACCTGGTACGTTGGCTTGCGCGCCCGTGGTGACCACCTGGTCTTGATGGCTTAGCAGCGATAGCTGCCGCATTTTTTTTTGAATTTTTGAATATGGATAAGCAGCCTGTTTTTGAAGCCAAGTCAGAACCCAAAGCGTCATTGGCGATCGTTGAGCGCTTTGATGGTTTTGTCAATTACTTGTATCCCATGCTTACGAATACCAGTCGCCAGCATCGAGTGTTGCGCGACACGCTGATTGCAGCCATGTTTGCGCAGTACAAGTTGTTTCATTCAGCGGGTAAAAGTTCCCAGCTGTCACGCCTGTATGAGGCTGATGCCGGGCTGGCTTATCTCAAAGAGCTTTTGCGCTTTATGGCAGGGCCTGACCGTCGGCTGGTGTCGCGTCGTCAATGCGAGGTGGCATCAAGCCACCTCGCACAGACGGGCGCCATGCTGGGGGCTTGGGTCAAGTCAGCGCAAAAGAGGTCGGTAGGGGGTTAAGTGGCAACCGCAACAACGGCTCGATGTGCGGCTCTCGGGCGTCCAACTGGAACAACTATCCGTGGAACTCGAACTGGAACATTGGCTTGCGCGCCCGTGGTGACGATGAGTTATCAGGTTTTTTTACCCGCACCTGCCACGGCGTGTGCGGGCGACCTGTCTGTTGATGGTCAGCCCCGATCGGCCTGCTTCGGCAAACACACTAAGAGGTTCAGAGAGCGGGGAGTAGGGTTTTACCCGAAAGCCGCGCTGACATTTATGAGCACCAAACACAAAAACTTATTTCAACAAATCACTGACCCCGATAATTTGTGGGAGGCTTACCGCAAAGCCTCGCTTGGCAAGCGCAACACGCTGGGTTACCTGCGGTTCCGTTCTGATGAGGGAGCCAACCTGGTGCTTTTACGCCAGGCGCTGCTGGACGGCAGCTACAGGCCCGGAAAGCCCCGGGTGTTTAACGTGTACGAACCCAAAAAGCGCGAAATATCAGCCCTTCCGTTTGTGGACCGGGTGGCGCAACACGCGCTTTGCAACATCATTGAGCCAATTTTCGACAAAGTATTTTTGCCGCAAAGTTACGCTTGCCGAACTGGCAAAGGCACGCACCAGGCCGCCATCACGGTGCAGGCCATGCTGCGGCGGGTTATCAGCGCTGGCGGTGACCCATGGATTTTAAAAACAGATTTTTCTAAATATTTCGCCAGTATTGGCCGCACCTTGCTGCACGCCGAATACCGAAAAAAAATCAGTTGCAAGCCCACCCTGGCGTTGCTTGAGCAGTTTGTGCCCGCTCAAGGTGTTGGCTTGTTGATTGGCCACTTGGTAAGCCAGCTCAGCGCCAATTTATTTGGCCACATTTTTGACCGCTGGTTTGTGCACCAGATCGGGCTTTGCCAATTTGCCCGCTACATGGACGATGTGGTGGTGGTGGGCCACAGCCGGGAGGCCATGGTGTTGCTGCAGGCGCAGGCGCAAGCCTTTGCCCAAGATCATATGGGCCTGAAGTTTTCGCATTGGAGTGTGCAGCATTGGCAGCGTGGCGTGAACTTTTGCGGCTACCGAATTTGGCCCACACACAAACTGCTGAGGCGATCCAGCGTGACACGGGCTAAGAAAAAACTGGCCAATTTTGAAAAAACCGGCGATGTCGATGCCCGACTTAAATTCTTGGCGTCTTGGCAAGGCCACGCCAAATGGGCCGACTGCCGAAATCTTTTAACCCACCTAGGAGCAACATCATGAGCTATTTTTACAACCCGGTGACTGGCGAGCTTATCAACACCGCAACACACGCCTCATGGATGGGCAGTACCGAGCTGGCTCCACCCAGCTTTGATGCTGCAGTGCAGGGCGCATTTTTTGCCGATGGTGCGTGGCGCGTGGTCGATGCCACACCCATTCCGATCCAGGTTCCCGCGAGTGTGAGCATGCGACAAGCGCGCCTGGCATTGGCTTCTGCCGGCCTGCTTGATGCGGTTAGCTCCAGTGTGTCTGCGGGCTCTCAAAACGTGCAAATCGAGTGGGAATACGCCACGGCCATCGACCGATATTGGCCCACGCTTTTGTCGCTTCAGCTAGCGCTGGGTTGGAGCGATGCCCAGATGGATGCGCTGTTTGTGGCTGCCGCGCAGCTTTAGGAAAATCCTGATGCCAACCTCCGCCAGCGACTTCGCCGCCCTGCAAAAACTCACGCCCGCCGAGGCCGTGGCCTGGCTGATTGCCCGCTCAAAACTAACCAAAAAGTTATGCTTGGCAAGATGTCTGGCAGGCCGAGCACAGCACCCAATTTACCGTCAGCCGGCTGGCGCGGCTTGACCTGCTGCAGGCGCTGCATGAGGGCATCACAAAATCAGTCGCGGGCGACCTGAGCCGCGCGGACTGGATGCGCGACGCCGAGCAGCTGCTGGCAGACGCCGGCTGGTGGGGCGTCAAAGCCGTGACNGACCCGGCCACCGACAAAATNGTGCTCACNANATTCGACCCCGCGCGCCTCAAGCTCATCTACGACGTCAACACCCGCCAGGCCTACGCCACCGGCCTGTGGGAGCGCGTCGAGCGCAGCAAAAAAACGCTGCCCTACCTGCGCTACATCACAAAGCGCGATGAGCGCGTTCGCGCCAGCCATGCGGCCTGGGACAACATCACGCTGCCGGTGGACGATCCATTNTGGCAAACTCACTGGCCGCCCAACGGCTGGCGCTGCCGCTGCCGCGTCAACAACNTGACTAAAAGCGACTACGACGCAGGCAAAACCCCCACCGGNGATGCNCTCAAAAAAGAGGCGCCCGCCGTCAAACTGCGCGAATACATCAACCCGCGTACCGGGGAGGTCAGCCAGGTGCCGCTNGGCATCGACCCCGGCTTTGCCTACAACCCCGGCATGGCCCGNCAACANGCNTTGCANGACGTGATCAATGGCAAGTTGGCCGGCGCCAACCCCGGCCTGGCAGACGCGGCCCGGCGTGCCGGCTTCAAAAAAGATTGAGGCAACAACATGATCACAGTCACAGTAGACGACGCCGCATTTCGCGCGGATTTAGCCAAACTGTACGGCCGCATGGCCGACCTGACGCCGGTCATGCAGGACATTGGATCGATGATGGAGAGCCGGGTCAGCAACCGCTTCGAGACCCGCACCGACCCCGCCGGCCAGCGCTGGTCACCCTGGGCGCCATCGACTATCGAGTC